GAAGACTACTGGTGCAACCAAGACTATGTTGATTACTTAAATGACTGGTACAAAGATGACTGGACTTTAAAAGTAACCAATGATAGTTGGACTAAAGAATCTAAAAAGATATTTGGTAAACTATATGGTTGGTGTGGATCGTGGCCGAATTATAAAATGTGTGATGACCAACCTAAACCCTGGAAGATGAAAGACTTAAAGAAGACTTACATAACTGATTGGGAGTGGGCAGATTGGGATGTATATTGGGACGCATTATACGATTGGTGGTACACAGGTTACGATTACAATAATGAATCAGATGAGTCTAATTGGGAAGATGAATATTCTTATGAAGATGACTATGACCTGGACGCAGAATTAGAAATATTATTAGCAAGTTATGATGAAGAAGATTGTTTAAGTTATGGATACTATTGGGACATTGCTAATCAATCTTGTGGTACAACTTGGGTTGATAATGAAGGTAATGAAGTACAGGTAACTGCTAGTGGTGAAACATTAAACTATACTACTGGAGATGTAACTCAAACTCTAACTACAACAGATGGAGTTACAGGTGCAACTTCAAGTGCTACTTCAACAGGAAGAGTATCAACATTAAGCAATGACTTTGACGCAACAGCAAGTACAAGTGGCGATTACACTATCTTAAATAGATACAATGATAATCATAGAGCATACATCAAAACAGAAACAAGTAATGAAGCAGACTTACAAATATTACAAGACAAAGAGGCACAACACCTTGATGTAGGTAATAGTACAAGTCAAAACGAAATCACTATTATTCAGACAGACTAAATAGTTTTATGAACAAGATTACTTCCACTTGGGCAGTAGTGGTAAGTGTGATTATATTATTAGCAATTAAGATATATAATCCTATACCTTTACAGACCCTACAACTAAAAACTTTTGATTTATACCAAAAGTTTGGTAATAATTATCAATCAAAGAGTTTAGTATTACTAGACATATCAGATAAAGCATTAAAGAAAAAAGGTCAATGGCCGTGGAAGAGAGATCATTTAGGTCGTGTTATAATAGACGCATATAATAATGGTGCTGCTTTAGTTTTTTTAAATGTAGTCTTTCCTTATAAAGATAGATTAGGTGGTGATGAAATGTTTATTAAAATGATTTCAAAGTATCCTGTTATCTTAACTGAAACAAAAGATGTTAAAAATTTAAAAAGTATAGAACGAAAAACACTTGCAGTTGGTAATGTATTAGTACCTATTGATGTTGATGGTACTATTAGAAAATTACCGCTTGACAAATCCGTACCAAGTGTTATAATGAAAGTCATTAAATTTCCTATACCTAAACAAGACAATATATGGATAGACTTTAGACATCAAATACCTAGAGTTGATTATTCAGATAAAGATTGGTCATCTATGAAAGGTAAGATTGTATTCATAGGTACTACATTTAAAGGTTCAACATTTGTATTAACACCTAATGGTTTAAAAAATACACACGAGATAATGGCATTGTCAACTGAAACATTATTGTCAGGTAAGTTTATTAAAAGACCTGATTGGATGCCAATAGCAGAATGGGCAACTTTAATAATAGCATTAGGTTTCTTTTTAGTAGTTTTACCTAGAGTTGGTTTAATGTGGTCAGCATTATGTCTAGTAGGTTTCTATTTTGATTTAGCAATTGCAAGTGGTTATATGTGGCAGAAACATATGATACTTACAGACTGGTCATCTATTGCATTTATAGGAACTATTATATGGACACATTTAATATATAATAACTTTGCTAGAGAGAATAGATTAAAACTACAAATTAAAAAACAATTTGAACATTACCTAGAACCAAAAATGGTTAAGAAACTACAACAGAATCCTGACTTATTAAAACTAGGTGGAGAAACAAAAGAATTAACATTTTTATTTTCAGATATAAGAGGTTTTACTCCATTGTCAGAAAAGTATCAAAGTAATCCTGCTGATTTAACAAAAGTAATAAACAAATTTTTAACACCAATGACAAATATAATTATGAAAAATGGTGGTACGATTGATAAATATATGGGTGATTGTATTATGGCATTTTGGAATGCGCCAATTGACACACCGAATCATAAAGAACTAGCAATAAAATCAGCACTTGAAATGATAGATAAATTGAAAGAGTTGAATAATAATGATGGTTTTGGAGATTCAAATAAAATAAATATAGGTATCGGAATTAATACAGGAAAATGTATTGTTGGTAATATGGGTAGTGAACAACGATTTGACTATTCAGTTATAGGTGATTCTGTAAACTTGGCAAGTAGATTAGAGGGAGTTTCTAAAAACTATGACGCCACATTGGTAGTGGGAGAAGATACCTACCGTGATATATCTACATCATTTAACTTTAAACTTTTAGATAGGGTACAAGTAAAAGGGAAATCAAACAAAGTTTCAATTTACACAATAGAGAGAAAATGGATTGGGGAACAATTAACTTTTGGATCATAATAGGATTAATAGTCTATATGAATTGGTCTATATATAAATGGATAGATAGAGAATTTTAATGGCAAACGAACATACAGATATAAGAGTTGAATTAGCAACTCTAAAACAAGAGATAGAAAATTCAAAAGATATTCAAGGTCGTTTAGATACTGCTATAGATAAATTAACAGATGTTTCTACTTGTGTTAAGTCAATGTTGGCAGTACACGAAGAAAAAATACAAAGATCAGAAGCAACAGACGAAGTTATCTTTACAAAATTAAGAGAAAGACAGAATGAGATTGATTCTGGATATAGAGATTTACAACGAGAAATGGATCAAGTGGAGAAAAGACTTTTAAATGAGATTAGGTCTTTGCGTAATGATATAGGTGGTAGAGTAGGAGTCCTAGAGAAATACAGATGGATTATCCTAGGTGGATTCCTTGCTATAGGTTGGATTTTATCAAAGAACTTCAAGTTTATAATGCAAATGATGTCAGGAACTGGTATATAATCAGTCCCTTGGTATCTTAAGCAAAACCCTAAAATTTAGGGTGCAGGAAGTATCGGCGGTATTTTTTTAACTGAAAAAGTCGGTCAGATTACGCTTGACTTTTTTACGCAAATGTAGTATAGTGAATACTGCTATGTCAAGTTATATTGATTTAAAATTTATTAATGATGTTTCAAGTAGATTAAGTCAGTTTAAGAAAAAAACTGATTACTTATTCAACTTCAGATGTCCTCATTGTGGAGACTCACAAAAGTCCAAAACAAAAGCGAGAGCATATCTTTATAGAGTAAAAAATGATATGTTCTTTAAATGTCATAATTGTGGACAAGGACAGAATTTCGCCAATTTTTTAAAATTTGTAGACCCTAAACTATATTCTGAATATGTTTTAGAGAGATACAAAGGCTCGGCACCTGCGACACCGACACCAAAGTTTGATTTTAAACCAACGAAGTTTAAAGATCAGACAATACTAGATGATCTAAAATCTATATCTGATTTGCCTGAAGATCATCCTGCTAGATTATATTGTACGAAACGAAAGATACCTGAAAAGTATTTTGATATTCTATATCTATGTAATAAGTTTATGACTTTAGTTAACAAAGTAAAACCTAAAACTTACAAAGTTATTAAAGATCATCCTAGACTTATCATACCGTTTTTTGATACGACAGGAAAATTGTTTGCTTTTCAAGGTAGAGCTTTCGGTAAAGAACAACCAAAGTATCTAACAATAAAACTAGATGAAAACAAACAAAAAATTTATGGGCTTGAACGAGTCAATTTTACCAAACAGGTTAAAATCGTTGAAGGCCCGATTGATAGTCTTTTTATTAGCAATTGTCTTGCTGCCGCTGGTGCAGATTTATTTTTAAAAAATAAAATACCTAATGAAAAAGTTTTATACATATTTGATAACGAACCACGCAACAAAGAGATCGTTGACAGAATGTATAAAGTGATTGAAAAAGATTTTAATATTGTTATATGGCCAGACGACATACAACTTAAAGATGTAAATGATATGATAGTGAATGGTACAACTCCGTCTGAAATTGAAAATATTATAAGTAAGAACACATACAATAAATTATCGGCATTAACAAAACTAACCCATTGGAAAAAGGTTTAACGGAGGATTATGGTACAAGAGATTATTAATGTAGTGAAACGAGGTACCCGAGGAAAAGAACCTTTAAACATTGAAAAGATACACGATATGGTAGAGTATGCCGTTGAAGATATAAAAGGTGTATCATCATCACAAGTAGAAATGCAAAGTGGTCTACAATTTTATGATGGAATGACCACAGATGAAATTCAACAAATTTTAATTAAGTCCGCCGCTGATTTAATTTCTTTAGAAAATCCAAATTATCAATATGTTGCCGCTAGACTATTACTTTATAGTTTAAGAAAACAAGTTATAGATAAACTTTGGGATCACCCACACATATACAATCACACTAAAAAATGTATTGAGAAAGGTGTTTATGATTCTTCTATAATGGAGTTGTATGAGAAAAAAGATTTTGATAGAATGGAAGGTTGGATAAATCACAATAGAGATTATGATTTTACTTACGCAGGATTAAGACAAGTCATTGACAAATATCTAGTACAAGATAGATCAAGTGGTGAGATTTATGAAACACCACAATTTATGTATATGATGATTTCTGCTACACTATTTGCTAAGTATCCTAAAAATAAAAGAATGTCATATGTTAAAAAATACTATGACGCAATATCACAATTTAAAATAAACATACCAACACCAGTAATGGCAGGTGTAAGAACACCTATTAAACAATATGCAAGTTGTGTATTAGTTGATGTTGATGATACTTTACCAAGTATCTTTTCAAGTGATATGGCAATTGGTAGATATGTTGCTCAAAGGGCAGGTATCGGTATCAATGCAGGTAGAATAAGAGGTATCAATAGTAGAATAAGAGGTGGTGAAGTACAACACACAGGTGTTATACCGTTTCTTAAAAAGTTTGAATCAACCGTTAAATGTTGTACACAAAACGGTGTAAGAGGTGGTTCTGCTACCGTACACTTTCCTATTTGGCACCAAGAGATAGAAGACATTATTGTTCTAAAGAATAATAAAGGTACCGAAGATAATAGAGTTAGAAAATTAGATTACTCTATACAAATATCAAAACTATTTTACGAAAGATTTATTAACGAAGAAGATATAACTTTGTTTTCACCACACGAAGTACCTGAATTGTATGAGGCTTGGGGTACAGATAAGTTTGATGAACTATATCAAACAGCAGAAAGAAAAACAAGTGTTAGTAAAAAGAAAGTATCAGCACAAACACTCTTTGGTAATATTCTAAAAGAAAGAGCAGAAACAGGTCGTATCTACATAATGAATATTGACCATTGTAATACTCACTCATCATTTAAAGACTTAATTAGAATGTCAAACTTATGCCAAGAAATTACTTTACCTACTGATCCTATACAACACATAGACCAAGAAGGTGAAATTGCATTATGTATTTTATCTGCTATCAATGTAGGTCTAATTGACAAAAGAGATGAATTAGAACCTTTATGTGATTTAGCAGTTAGGGCGTTAGATGAAATTATAGATCATCAAAAGTATCCTATAAACGCTGCTGAAATATCTACAAAGAAAAGAAGAAGTTTAGGTGTAGGTTATATAGGACTTGCACACTATCTTGCTAAAAAAGGATACAGATACGATCAGAAACTTGCGTGGAGACAAGTTGATAAATTAACAGAAGCATTCCAATATTATCTATTGAAGTCAAGTAAAGAACTTGCTGAAGAAAAAGGCAAGTGTGAATACTTTAATAGAACAAAATATTCCGATGGTATTCTTCCTATTGACACTTACAAGAAAGAGGTAGACGAGGTTGTAACCAGAAATCTTACCTATGATTGGGAGTGGTTAAGAAAAGAAATAAAAACATATGGGCTACGACATAGCACACTCACAGCCCAAATGCCATCAGAATCCTCTAGTGTGGTATCTAATGCAACAAACGGCATAGAACCACCTAGAGATTATTTAAGTGTTAAGAAAAGTAAAAAAGGTCCTTTAAAACAAATTGTTCCTGATTATAAAAGATTGAAAAATAATTATAGTTTATTATGGGATATGAAAGGAAACGAAGGATACATAAATATCGTTGCAGTAATGCAAAAGTATTTTGACCAGGCAATATCTGGTAATTGGTCATACAATCCTGAAGATTATGAAGACAATCAAGTGCCTGTATCAGTAATGGCACAAGATTTATTGACAACTTATAAACTAGGTTGGAAGACTTCTTATTATCAAAATACTTATGACGCTAAAAAAGATATTGACGAACCAGTACACGACATTGGTTGGATAGATGAAACAAAACAACCTGAACAAAAAGAGGAAGACGAGAATTGCGACTCGTGTACAATTTAATGAAAAGTGTATTTAACAAAGATAAGAATTTAGACTCAACAAAACAATCAATGTTTTTTGGTCCTGATTTAGCAGTACAAAGATATGATACTATGAAGTATCCTGTCTTTGATAAACTAACTCAACAACAATTAGGATATTTTTGGAGACCTGAAGAAGTTTCTTTACAAAAAGATAGAAACGATTACCTAGAATTAAGAGAAGAACAAAAGTTTATATTTACATCTAACTTAAAGTATCAAACTATGTTAGATAGTGTACAAGGTAGAGGACCTTGTCTTGCATTTTTACCTTTTGTATCTTTACCAGAATTAGAAAGTGCTATTATTACTTGGGACTTTATGGAAACAATTCATAGTAGAAGTTATACATACATTATTAAAAACTTATACTCACAACCAAACGAAGTGTTTGATACAATTATAAAAGACGAGAAGATAGAGAAAAGAGCTCAATCAGTAACTCAAGCTTATGATGATTTAATTGAAATGGGATATAAATGGACAATAGACAAATCTAAAGTTGATATATATGAACTAAAGAAAAGATTATATCTTGCAATGGTATCAGTTAACATATTAGAAGGTTTAAGATTCTATGTATCATTTGCTTGTTCATTTGCTTTTGGTGAGTTAAAGAAATTAGAAGGTTCAGCAAAAATTATATCTTTTATTGCTAGGGATGAAAGTCAACACCTTGCAATGTCGCAAAGAATAATTAATAACTGGAAAGATGTAGAAAAAGATTCAGACTTTACAAAAATTATTAAAGAAACAGATAAAGAAGTTTATAAAATGTATGATGAGGCAGTACAAGAAGAAAAGCGTTGGGCGACTTATTTGTTCTCTAAAGGTTCTATGATAGGATTATCAGAAAAACTATTACATCAATTTGTAGAGTATATGGCAAATAGAAGAATGAGAGCAATACAATTAACACCTGCTTACGATCAAAAGACTAATCCTTTACCTTGGACAGATCATTGGTTGAATAGTAAAGGTACTCAAAATGCACCACAGGAAACAGAAATAGAAAGTTATGTTATCGGTGGTATAAAACAAGATGTAAAGAAAGATCAATTTAAAAAGTTTAAACTATAATGGAAAAATCAGAAAAACATTGTTCTAATTGCAACACTAAATATAGCATAACTTGGGATGAAGAAAAAAGCGATATGGAACCTTGGACTTGTCCATTTTGCGGATATGAAGTAGATGATGAGGAAGATATTGATAGAGAAGTGCCAGATGACGCAGAACACGATAGTTGGAATTGATTATAGTTTGACCAGTCCTTGTGTCTGTGTCAATGACGGAAAAAAGATTATGTTTTATTATTTAACAAAAAAGAAAAAACACCTAGGCAAAATTGCCAAAAATATTATTGGTGAAGAACACCAAGAATATAATACTCCCATAGAAAGATTTACAAACATATCAACTTGGGTAATGTCAAAATTACCAAAGTCATTAAAAGTTTATATTGAAGGATATTCCTTTGGTTCAAAAGGTCAAGCAGTATTTCAAATTGCTGAAAATTGTGGTATACTAAAATATAGATTACAAGAGGCAAACATACCTTACGAAACAATTGTACCTAGTGTTGTTAAAAAAGGTGCAACAGGTAAAGGTAATGCTGATAAAGATATGATGTACGAAGCGTTTAATAAAGAAACTAAAATTGATTTGAAGAAACTATTTGATACTGATAAAGTAGGTAACCCTATATCAGATATTGCAGATAGTTATTTTATACAAAAGGTTGGAAATGAAAATAGCAGTAGTAACTAGTCTTAACAGAAAATTATACGAGTATTACGCACATAGATTTTACAAAACATATAATTGGCCGTTTGATTGTTATATCTACCACGAAGGATGGATACCTGAAATTGATCCAATGCGAAATATCTTCCATAGAGATATACACGAAACAAATCCTACACTAAAAGATTTCATAAAAAGAAATGATAGTAAAAATATTTTTAGTACAATTAAAGGTACTGATAATAG